CATCAATGTATGGCCCGATAACATTGCCCTTGTTCTCGATGGCTTTGATCTTGGCGCCGTCCCAACCGCTCACCTTGGCGATGCCCTGATTCTGCATCCACGCTTCGAGTTGCGTGTCGCTGTGCGAGTACCCGCCGTTCGGGTCTTTGTTGTACGAACGCACAAACGTCTTGTTGCCCGCCGCATCGGTGTAGACCAAAGCCCGCGCCTTGGTATCGTCCCCTTCCTCACGCACCGCCATCGACCACCCAAGCGCAGGGTCATAGACCTCATAAGGATGCGTGTTCCAGTTGCTTTCTTTCATACATGATTGTGGCCCCCGCATCAGGTGATGCAGCATCTCGGCCATCGTGTGCACGATCTTGACCCCAGTCACCACATGGAGCGCGGTGATGTCCCTGATCTGATGGTCACCGAGGGTTGGGAAGTGTCGGCGTAGATACTTGCCGATGGATGTCTTGACTTGGCGATCCGCTTCCCCGCTCTTGTCGTCACGGGTAAAAGCGATCATGGTCTGATCCGCGATGGCTCGGTGCGGATGCTCAAGCACCAACTGATGCCAGTCATAAGGCCGTGCCAGTATGAGCGCGTCCGCAATAGCGGGGTGCATCGGGTACTTGTAAAACTCTCGGTGATACCAAGGGCGGGAGCACTTGAGTATCTTTTGGAGCATACGGATGCTATCCTGCATTGCCCAACTGTCTTCCATTGTGTATGCGAATGCGTACATTTGATTTACCTCTTTCATTTGTTGTAGCTACTACCCTCAAGTGGATCGGCGTAGCTGGAAACCGATCCACCATACGGGGACAACTTGTCCCCGAATCAAAAGAAAACACTGGTCGCCCTCAATCGCCTTGGTTCATGGCGCTTTGCCATGTGTAGGGAACGGGCGCGGTCAGCGGTAGGCTGGCCACACGATCCATCGCTTCAAGCATCAGCTTGGCTTTGTCTTGGCGGTCTTGATCGTTGGAGATGTTTAACTCCTGACATACCCGCTCATACTCGGCCTCGGTGCGGCGCATGAATCTGTCCTTGAGTTTGGTGTGCAAGTGCGCGGGCACAGCACGCACGAATGGTTCTTTGCGCTTTGCCCTCGCTTTGTGGGGGATGTCCGTGAACATGGCGTAGACTCTATCCTTGATCTTTGGCGGAACCCAGTCCGTCCAATGGATGCCATCGTTGGGCAGATTCTTTTCCTTGGCCAGTTTGACGGGCGACAATTGGCGTTGCTCATACGCGGTAAAATCTCCACGCAAGCGGTCGATCACATAGGCGTAGGCTTCCAAGGCGTTGACCCTCGGATCGTCTGTGTGCTTGAGTTTGTAGGCGAGCATTGCTCGGATGATCTTGCGCTCAACGATGAGCGGTTCTTTTAACTCAGCCCAGTAGTCATGCAGTCGCCTGCCTTTGGCTTTGTCGCGGAGTATTTCCGCTTGTTGCTCGGCAACGATGCGCTTGATGATCTCGCGCTCGCCGTCCGTCATACGGCGTTTCATGAGCACATTGTGTAGCTCGTTCGGTGTGTATTCCATATAATGCTGGTACTTCATGGGTAAAATCTCCTGTAGTGTCCGACATTTTATCATAAAAGCACGGAACTGTCCAACATCTTGCCAAGTATCTACAAGCTCCGACACACTAAAACCCGCATAAACATTGGGCTGTGCTGTGTCCGTGTCTCGAATATAGCCACAAAATAATAATGACATAACCATTAAGTACAAGACCAAAGAACCAAGGACTTGAAAGCGTGGAAATATGCGGACGTATAGAGAGATACTCCTATATATATAAAAGACTTTTTTAAATAGATATATATATGCCAGAGAAACTCGGAGCGCTAGCATTGGCGCCACTTTTTTTGTGACGCAGATGCTTGGATAGTTGGCAAGATGACGGACAAATCGCGGGTGGTGTTTTTCAAATGGGTAAAATCTCAAGTTGAGGATACGGGGACATCTTGTCCCTGTTTCGACCACCAAATGTCGCGGACGTTGCGGTCTTTGGATAGGCGGGTGAGGGTGGCTTGCAGTTGCTTGATGGTGCAGTCTATGGTGCGGCGCTCGTGATGGTCGCCGTGTGTGCGGAGGAGGAAGTTGATGGTGTACATGGTTAGTCCTTGTAGGTGTGGATGATGCGGGATACTTGAAGGCCGAGGATGAAGGACGCGATGATGGGTGTGACGACCCAGACCCAGCCCGATGAGAACGATAGTATCTGCGAGCACAGTACGATCAAGTGGGTGATGACAACGGCGAGGAGGATTTCGCTGAGTATTTGAAGTGCTGACATGGTTTACTCTCCGAAAGTTACAAAGACAACGTGGCAGATACCACGGGGATAAATGGCGATCATGTCACCAAATTTTTCAACACGGCAACGCAGACCCGTAAGGTCTGCCCACGCCTTTGCTTTTCGCACAATGGCGCGGTCTGTTGCAGTATCGGGTAGGTCGAGTGTGTGACGGCGAACCCATGAGTAGTTGGATTCCCCGCCGAAAGTATCAGTGTGCTCTAGATTAACTTGCATGGTTTTACCTTTCGTTGATACGGGGACAACGTGTCCCCGTATGGTGCAACAGCGCACCCCAATGCTCTTGCGAGCATTAGGCTGAGTTGTCTTAGGCTCGCAACGTCACGCCAAGGTATTTGTTGACATTGTTGGTGGTGATGTAATCGTTATCTTCGTTGGACATACGCAAGACATAACCGCCTGTTATTTCACATGAGCGGTAAAGATCAACTTCTACTTTTGCATCGTTGATGCCGAGGTTGCTGAAGATATTGCCGATGAATACACACGAGTCGCAGTCGTGTTTGAATTGTGGTTTCATGATTAAAGTCCTTTCGTTAGACAAAGAATGAAACACCACACAAGCCGATCTCGCGTGGTGTACTGGGGAAACAAACAGGGACATCGTGTCCCCGTATCGATTACTTGGCAGTGCGAGCATTCCAAGCCTTCTCAAATGCTTTCAAAGCCTGCGCTTTCGTGCCATCGAACTTTTTAACCGCGTTCAAGAAGGGATTCACGGGCTCAGTGCTCGCGGATGTGCTCGCTGGTGCTGTACCCATCACATCGTGAACAAGACGTCCTAGAGCCTTCCTAGAGGCTTCGTAGGTTGCGTGCTCTTTGTCGAGCACTTTCGTGCCCAATGCTTTCTTCTGGCCATCGAGTAAAGGCGTGCCGTAGTATGTGGCAACGTGTGGCAGTAGTGCCGCTCTCGCTTCGGCGTGCGTGCCTTTGCTCAAGTGTGCCCTAAGCCCATCGACACCCGTGTTATAGGTGGCAACAGCATCAAGAGCGAGTTTGACTAGAGATGAAATGGAATTGATTTTTGTTGACATGATTTTCTTTCTATATGGGGACACCATGTCCCCGTATCGGTTGCGAGGAATTTCTCAACCGATGCCTCTATTGTACGGAGAGGGGAGGAAACGGCTAGGTCAAAGGTTCGCCTATCCGAACCCAAAAATCGAAATTCGAGAACTAAAGACCCCACCTACCCCCCACAACCCATATATGGAGAGCCTACCATCCGGCCCATGAACACTGTTCCATAACCATTCCCATTATTTCTGTAATACTTTAGTATACCCCCTATATTATTTTAAAAAAATTATAAAATCTCATTGTCTAATGTTAGACAAACACCCATAAAAAAACCCCGCGCTATGGCGGGGTGAAGGTTTCTTTGCAAAAACCAAGAGAAGCAAACGGCAACTGCTTGCACATTTACTGATATGTAGTGTACACTAAAGCCAACGAGGTTTCAATAAGGCCTACGCATGTTAGATCATTTAATTGATTTCGATCCAGAAGTAAGTGATGACTTACAAGATTTTACGCCGTTGGATAAGGCAGGGATAACCGCCACTGTTGACGCTAAAATCAATACCAGCAACTGGCTTAAAAAACACGGCAGTGTTGATAGCGAGCATATTGCAACTGCGCTAGATACCAAAGCGGCGCGTATATCATTTGCCAATATCGTATCCGCTGCGCCTGAAGAGATTACGCACACAGCACTTGCAGAAGTTAAAACACCCGCCGCAGTTCAGCACCTTGTAGGAATGCTGACAGCATATGACTGGGAATTTGTACAGCAGGCCAAAGAACTCCGTGGTTATGCGGTTGCAAAGATTCTTGAAGAAGTCGAAAACCCCAGCGCCAATATCCGCCTCAAGGCATTGGCTTTGCTTGGCAAGGTAACAGAAGTTGGGCTCTTCACTGAAAAGATTGAAGTGCAGAAAACGGAGATGAGCAACACTGAACTTGACCAACGCATCAAGGACAAGCTCAATAAATTCATGGAAGTGGTGGACGTTCTTGCTAATAAAGATGCGGACATCGTTGACTTAGAGATCAATGGATCTAACCCAGATCACGAGCCTGACGCCGCTTGAGGCCAAGCTCATCCAACAAAATCTGCCCCACATGACCAAGGCAGAGAAGCTAGAGCTGTTTGCAGATTTAGATGAACGAGAGAAACGCGCCAGTCTAACGGCCGCACAAAGCAGTATCTTGGGGTTTGCCAACTACATTTATCCAGGCTTTAAGACAGGCCCCCACCACAGGAAGTTGGCCAAGATATTTGAAGAGGTGATTGCGGGAACCAAGAAGCGGGTCATTATTAATATTGCCCCGCGCCACGGCAAGTCGGAGTTCAGTTCTTATTTGTTCCCTGCATACTTCCTTGGCAAGTTCCCTGACAAGAAGATTATCATGGGCACGCACACTGCGGGTCTATCAGAAGACTTTGGACGACGTGTCCGTAATTTAATTGATTCGGAGGAATACCGTGACATTTTTCCCCAAACCCTCGTTGCGGAGGATCAGAAGGCGGCTGGTAAATGGAGTACTTCGGCAGGTGGTCAGTATTACGCCGCAGGTGTCGGCGGGGCTTTGGCTGGCCGTGGGGCTGATCTCTTTGTTATTGATGATCCACATTCTGAACAAGATGTAAAGACCAACAGCAGACTGGCATTTGATACAGCATGGTCTTGGTTTCAAACGGGCCCGTTGCAACGTCTGATGCCCAACGGCGCTATTATTGTCATCATGACGCGGTGGTCGCTCTTGGATTTGACGGGGAAGTTGCTGGACTACCAGACCAAGAACCCTGAGTCGGTTCCTTGGGAGATTGTTGAACTGCCTGCCATTCTTCCTTCGGGTAAATCCCTATGGCCAGAGCAATGGCCGATTGAAGCGTTGGAAAAAACAAAAGCGTCACTCGACCCCAAGTACTGGAATGCCCAGTACATGCAACAACCAACGAGTGACAATTCCGCCATCATTTCTAGAAAGCACTGGCGCATATGGACGGCGGATGATCCCCCCGTTTGTGATTACGTGATTCAGTCTTGGGATACGGCATTTGAGACCAAGAATAATTCTGACTATAGCGCGTGTACAACGTGGGGGGTTTTCTACAATGAGGAAGAGAACAATAGCCCGCAAGTCATATTACTTGATGCGTTCAAAGACAGAATGGCTTTTCCAGAGTTAAAAGAAATTGCATTAAAGCACTGGAAAGAATGGCAACCCGATGCGTTCATTGTGGAGAAAAAGGCCGCAGGCGCGCCCTTGATCCAAGAGTTGCGCAACATGGGAATCCCTGTTCAGGAGTTCTCGCCAAGCCGTGGAAATGATAAGATGGTCAGGTTAAATGCTGTGGCTGACCTTTTCTCTTCTGGAAAAATCTGGGCCCCTGACACAAGGTGGGCGCGAGAAGTAATTGAAGAAGTAGCCGCATTCCCTGTTGGCGAGCACGATGACTATGTGGATACAACGTCCCAAGCATTGCTACGCTATAGGCAAGGGGGATTTATCACGCTAGACTCTGACGAACGGGAAGATAAAGTCTTTCGTCGTCGGCAAGCCGCATATTATTAAGGATCATCATGGCAACAAGTAGTTTTGACAAATCGTTATATCAAGCCCCTGAAGGACTGGATGCCTTGGGCGCGGGCGAAGAACCGTTAGAGATAGAGATTGAAGACCCAGAGGCAGTACATATTAAAGCGGGGGACATGGAGATCGAGATTCACCCCAAAGACTCCACCCAAGGAGATGAAGAGTTTGACGACAACTTGGCCGAGTATATTAGTGATTCAAGGCTACAAACGGTTGCAGGTGATCTTGAGTATGACATTGACCAAGACCGGGCATCACGCAAAGATTGGGAGAAAGCTTACACCGAAGGCTTGAAGCTATTGGGTCTGCACATGGAGGAGCGTACCGAGCCTTGGGACGGCGCTTGTGGCGTATTCCATCCCATGATCACAGAAGCCGTGGTACGGTTCCAAGCGGAGATGATTACCGAGACATTCCCAGCCCAAGGGCCTGTTCTTAGTAAGATCATTGGTAAAGAAACGCCTGAGACACGCGAGATATCTGTGAATGTTCAAGCAGATATGAACCATGAGTTGACGGACGTGATGAAAGAGTACCGACCCGAGCACGAGCGGATGCTTTGGTCGCTACCTGCCACAGGTTCGGCTTTTAAGAAAGTGTACTTTGATCCCAACTTGGGACGGCAAGTCAGTATGTTTGTGCCAGCCGAAGACATCATCCTGCCCTATGGGGCGACGGATATGGACACTTGCCACCGCATTACCCATGTGATGCGCAAGACCAAGAACGATATCTTAAAACTGCAAGCTGCCGGCTTTTATGTGGACTGTGAGTTGCCGGATCCTCCACGGATGCGCGATGATATTAAACAAGCCAAAGACCACGAGACTGGCTTTAGTGACTTGAATGACGACCGTTACACGTTGTATGAGTGCCACGTTGACTTGGACTTGGATGGGTTCCAAGACGTTGATGAAGACGGAGAAGAGACTGGCATCGCACATCCTTACGTTGTGACCCTCATTAGAGGCACAAACACCATTCTCTCAATCAGACGAAACTGGAAGGAAGGCGATGTACTCAAACTCAAACGACAGCACTTTGTCCACTACCAATACATCCCCGGCTTCGGTGCCTATGGATTTGGTTTATTCCATCTCATCGGGGGTTTTGCAAAGTCGGCCACGAGTATCATGCGACAACTTGTTGACGCAGGAACTCTCTCCAATTTACCGGGCGGCCTCAAGTCCAGAGGACTACGCATTAAAGGCGATGACACACCAATTGCTCCGGGGGAATTTAGGGATGTCGATGTCGCTTCAGGAAACATAAGAGACTCCATCCTACCGCTACCTTACAAAGAACCCAGCAACGTCTTGTTCAATTTGCTGGGACAAATTGTGGACGAAGGACGTCGGTTTGCTGCAACAGCCGACATGCAAGTGTCTGACATGAACTCCCAAGCTCCTGTGGGCACAACACTGGCGTTACTTGAGCGTCAGCTTAAAGTGTTGACAGCGGTGCAGGCTCGTGTGCACTTTGCACTCAAGCAAGAGTTAAAACTCATAAAAGATTTGATTCGTGACTACACGGATCCGGACTATACCTACGATCCAGAATATGGTGGCCGCAAGTCCAAGCAAGAAGACTACGACAAGGTTGACATTATCCCAGTGTCAGACCCCAATGCCGCAACACTGTCTCAACGGGTGGTGCAGTATCAAGCGGTCATGCAGATGGCGCAGATGGCGCCTCAAATCTATGACTTGCCACAGTTGCACAGGTCAATGCTCGATGTCTTGGGAATAAAGAACGCTGAGAAACTAGTACCCCTACCTGATGACCAAAAACCTGTCGATCCAGTGTCTGAGAACCAAGCCGTGCTTAAGGGTAAACCCTTAAAAGCGTTTGAATACCAAGACCATCAGGCGCATATGGCGGTGCATAACTCTTTAATTAACGATCCCATGATTATGGCCATGATTGGGCAGAACCCACAGATGCAGGCCATTATGGGCTCGCTACAGGCACATATTGCCGAGCACGTAGGGTTTATGTACAGAAACATGGTGTCTCAGCAGCTTGGCATGGCGCTGCCTCCAGAAGACGAGAAGTTGCCTCCAGAAGCAGAAAAAGCCTTGTCTACGCTCTTGGCGCAAGCGGCCAATCAAGTTATGCAACAAGGTCAAGCAGCGGCTGCCCAACAGCAGGCACAACAGCAACAGCAAGACCCGCTTATACAAATGCAGCAAGCCCAGTTGCAATTGCAACAACAAGAAGTCCAAATCAAAGGACAAAAAGCTCAAATAGATGGGCAAATTGCGCAAGCCAAGTTACAGCTGGAACAGCAAAAAATCAACAACGCAAAAGAACTTGATGCCATGAAAGTGGGAATCGACTCGGCCAAACATCAAGCGCAGTTGGCACAGCAAGCAAAACAAGCAAGCATAAATACACTCACAGACATTGGCAAACACAAAGCAGAATTGGATTTGCAACGCCGAGAAAATATGATGCAACATCTCCAACAATTTAAACGGGATGAAAAACCGCCAAAGGAACCTAAAGCATGATAGACCAATTCGCACGCGTATTGCGCGACAAATTACGCCACGACATGAACAACTACGCCGATGACTTGGCGGGGGGTGTCTGTCGCAACTTTGAAGAATACCAAAAACTCTGCGGGCTTATTTCGGGTCTGGCCATTGCAGAGCGTTATCTCCTAGACCTGCTAAAAGAAAGTGAAGAAGACGATGAGTGATTTGATTTTGCCCCCCGGCGTTGACATGCCACCCCCGATCCAACCCGTGGAAACCCCACCCGAGGATGCAACGGCCGAAGAAAAAGCAACAGTTCTACCAGAACCAAGCGGTTACCACATCCTCTGCGGTGTGCCTGACATCTCTGACAAGATTGACGGAACTAACCTTGACTTGGTACGACCTTCTCAATATGCAGCGCAAGAACAACATGCAACCACTGTTTTATTTGTGTTGAAGTTGGGCCCAGCGGCTTATACCGATGCAAGCAAAACTCCCGGAGGCCCTTGGTGTAAACCCGGAGACTTCGTGCTCACCCGCACGTACGCAGGTACGCGTGTAAAGATTTTTGGTAAAGAGTTTCGTATCATCAACGACGATCAAGTTGATGCTGTTGTGCAAGACCCTCGTGGAATAACCCGAGCATAAGGAGTAAGAAATGGCAAATGAACCGTACAAGTTCCCTGATGAAATAGAAGGCGAACAAACAATTGATATCAAGGCGGATGCGCCTGAAATTGAAATTGAAGTTATAGACGACACGCCTATTGAAGATCGTGGCCGTTGGCCCTTAAACAAGGAAGTCGAAGACCCTACGGATGAAGAAATTGAAAACTACTCCGATAAAGTCAAACACAGGATCAAAGAACTAACGCATGCTAGACATGACGAACGTAGATCTAAAGAAGCCGTACTCCGAGAGAAACAAGAGCTTGAGCGTCTTGCACAGCATCTGATTGAAGAGAATAAAAGTCTTAAAAAGAGCGTTAACGTCGGCCAGGAAGCGTTCATCTCCTCTTCCAAGGAGAAAGCGGAGGCAGACGTTGCGATGGCTAGACGTCAGTATAAAGAGGCTCAAGAGGCATTTGACACTGACGCTATCATTGCGGCGCAAGAAGCCTTGACTGAAGCCAAGTGGAATCTCGAAAAAGTAAAAAATTATCGAGCAACCCCTTTACAAGAGCAAGAAAATACGGTACAAACTCAACCTAGACAGACTCAATCTGTACAACCAGACGAAAAGTCCCTGCGCTGGCAGGCAAAAAACCAGTGGTTTGGTTCACAGGGGTTTGAGGAAGTTACCAGCTTTTCACTAGGGCTGCATCAAAAACTAGTGAACTCGGGGATTGATCCTCGCTCTGACGAATATTACGAGCAAATAGATGCTCGCGTTCGTTCTACGTTCCCAGAAATGTTTGGGGGCGGAGAACAAAAAAGATCTGAGGCCAAACGGCCTTCCAGTGTTGTTGCGCCTGCGTCGCGTTCAACGACCGCAGGAAAAGTTAAACTTACAACAACCCAACTTGGGTTGGCAAAAAAGTTTGGATTAACACCACAACAATACGCTATGCAAGTAGCAAAACTGGAGGCTCAACAAAATGGCTGATAACAGAACACCCCGTGACGTAATAACACGCGAAAAATCTGCTCGTGCGGTTTATACCCCATCGAGTGCTTTACCCGATCCTACACCCCAACCCGGTGTTGAGTTTCGTTATGTCATGACACACATTTTAGGTAAAGCGGATCACACCAGATTGTCTCGTATGAGACGTGAAGGTTGGGAACCAGTCAAAGCAGCAGATCACCCTGAGCTTATGATTGAGGGCGATGTCAATGGAAACGTAGAAATTGGTGGGTTGATACTCTGTAAAAACTCTACTGAGAATGTGCGTGCCTATAACGACTATTACGCCAAACAAGCACAAGATCAGATGGATTCTGTTGATAACAGCTTCATGAAAGACAGTGATCCAAGGATGCGCAAGTTTGCAGAGCGAAGCTCTACAGTCTCACGCGGATTTGGTGCAGGTTCAAAGTAAACTTAATCAGGAGTCCTTAAATGGCATATCCCATTATTCCCGCTCCATACGGGTTTAAAGCGGTCAGTGAGTTCGGCGGATTACCCTATTCTGGGTCAACTCGCATGTATCCCATTGCTACTGCTTATGGTACATCGTTGTTCTATGGCGACATTGTTCAACTTTCTGGCGGTACTATTGTTACCACTACCATGTCTGCGGCTTCTAGCCCCGGAACTGCGGTAGCTGGTACTTTGGGTATCTTTGTTGGCGCTGAGTACACTAACTCATCTAGTCAAATCGTTCGCGCTCAGTACTACCCAGCTAGTACAACCGCTAATGCAATGGTTGGATACGTTATTGACGATCCTCGCGTTGTGTTCAAAGCAGTGATGGTTGCTCAAGGTACTTCCTTGTCCAACACAGCTTCTACAGTTGGCTACGCTAACGCCACCTTTATCGGTTCTAACCTCTATGCCGTCACAGGTACAGCAGGTAACACCACGACTGGTGACTCAGCAATGGCTGTTTCTGGCGCTGTTATCAGCTCTGGTACATCTGGTAATACTCGTATTGCTTCAGCACTACCCTTCCGTTGCGTTGGTATGGTTCAAGATACCGCTGTTACTGTGACTGCTACTGGTGGTAATGCAAATACCTCCGGTACTACCGTGACATTGACTGCGGCTAACACTGCTATCCAACCCGGAATGCAGTTGATTGCTCAAGGCGTGAGTGGTGTTGCCCAAGGTAACTACATTTCTGTAACCAACGTAAACGGCACAACCGTGACTTTGGCTTCCAGTATTGCAGTGCCCACAGGCACACAACTTTCTTTTGTCGGTTTCCCTGAAGTTTTGGTGACCTGGAATGCAACATTCCAAGGTATGACCAATACTGCTGGCGTTTAATTAAGGAGCTAAATCATGGCTATTTCACGCGCACAACTATTGAAAGAGCTGCTCCCAGGATTGAACGCATTGTTCGGTCTAGAGTATGCACGTTATGGCGAAGAGCACAAAGAGATCTATGAAACAGAGACCTCTGAGCGTTCATTCGAAGAAGAGACCAAATTGTCTGGTTTCTCTGCTGCACCAGTCAAAGGCGAGGGCACAGCCATTTCCTATGATAATGCACAGGAAGCATGGACAACTCGTTATAACCACGAAACCATTGCTTTGGGTTTTTCAATCACTGAAGAAGCGATTGAAGATAACTTGTACGACTCTTTGTCTGCACGTTACACCAAAGGCTTGGCCCGTGCCATGGCTTATACCAAACAGGTTAAAGCCGCAGCAGTTTTGAACAACGCTTACAACGCCGCTTATGTTGGCGGTGATGGCGTATCTTTGTTGAACTCTGCTCACCCATTGGTCAATGGTGGTACCAACGCTAACACTCCTTCCGTAGCTGCTGACTTGAATGAGACTTCTCTTGAGAATGCCGTCATTCAGATCGCTGCCTGGACAGACGAGCGTGGCCTTTTAATCGCCGCTAAGCCCAAGAAGTTGATTGTTCCTCCAGCACTACAGTTCGTTGCAACCCGTTTGCTCGACACTAAATTGCGCGTTGGTACAAACAACAATGACGTTAATGCTATCGAGAACAATGGTTCGATCCCCGAGGGTTACACCATTAATCACTTCTTGACCGCAACTAACGCATGGTTCTTGACTACCGATGTACCAAATGGTCTAAAGCATTTTGTAAGGACACCCTTGCAGAATTCAATGGATGGCGATTTTGACACAGGAAATGTCAGATATAAAGC